CAAGTTGCAGGCAGGCAAGGAAAAAGCTATAATAACAACAACCATCTACGATGATGGGGTGGATCTCCCTGATCTACGTACCCTCATCCTAGCAGGAGGAGGTAAGTCTACCGTAGCTAACCTACAGAGGATAGGCCGTGGCCTGCGTAAGGCAGCAGGCAAGCATGAGGTGCTAGTCATTGACTTCAATGACAAGACAGGTGCCATACTGAAGAGGCACAGCACGGCACGCAAGAAGGTATGGAAGGATGAAGGGTTTAACATTGAGGAGACATCATGACGCTACTTAGTAATGCAAAGACCAACGCTAAGACCAAGAAGATGTTGGAGGAATTCGGATACGAGGCAGTGATACAATACATGGCCCCGGATAAGGTGGCCGATGGGAAGCACACTGCCTGCCCTTGGGCTACTCAAGGGTGCCGTGACTCCTGCTTGTACACAGCAGGGCGGGGAGCTATGCGGATGGTGCAGGACTCACGTATCCGTAAGACGTTGAGCTTCTTTGAGGATCACTGGGGGTATGCGCTGCTGCTACAAGATGAACTAGAGAATCTTGAGAAGCGAGCCATCAAGAATGGCTACGCCCCTGTAGCTAGGCTGAATGGTACGAGTGACATCAAGTGGGAGGATTACATCCCGATGGAAGCCTTCAGCAACACGCAGTTCTATGACTATACCAAGGGTTACAAGAGGATGTTCAAGTATCTAAACGAGAGCAAGAGCTTCCCATCAAACTACCACCTCACGTATAGCTTCGATGAGCACACCACACCAAGGCAGGTGGGTAGGATACTCCACTACGGAGGTAACGTGGCCGTGGTGTTCAAGGATCAGATACCCGAGAAGTTCTGGGGTCACAAGGTTATCTCTGGTATGGAGCATGACTTCAGGTTCCGTGACCCACGAGGGTACATCGTAGGGCTACTCGCAAGGGGCCGTGCCAAGCAGGACAGCACTGGCTTCGTGGTGTTGGGATGAATGGGAACTTATGGGATCCTGATTCTAATTACAGTGAGGTACTACTTACGATAGGTGATTGGAAACTAATACGAAGATCAGATAATAGCGGTGACGTACTCTATAGGTCAATGATGAGACATGACTGCTCGGAGTATGATGGAGAAGAAGTACTGAAGAATGGGGAGGGCCCACAAGAATGCAGTTATTGTGACAGCCGTATACCCGATGAGATCTGGGGTATGTGGCAGCTGCACAATATAGATCAAAGAATAAAGTGGAGCCAATGATGCCTACAACTAAAATACACCTACAACTAGATGATGGTTGGTCTATAATGCAAATGCTTAGCAACACAAGCGCCATAGCAATCTATTGGGTGACACATGAGCACCCAGAGCGGGAAGAAACTTGGAGGTATGTTGATCTCAAGAGGTGCCCCAAGACAAGCAAGATGAAGTGTATCTTCTGTAATAAAGTAGCACCCACCGAAGCACTTGGATTTTGCAATATGCTAGAGGGTGAAATGGTATACGATGAGGTAAGAAGAAAATGAAACCGATGCTCGCTTGTAAGATCACGTTAATGGAAGAGGTGAATTTCCCTGTACTATGTACACCTAAGATAGATGGGATCAGGTGTGTCACCTTAGCAGGTGGTGCCCCAAAGAGTAGGACACTGAAGGATATCCCCAACCTGCATATCAGAGAGGAGATCAAAGGGTATGGGGTAGAGGGATTGGATGGAGAGATCTGGATACCCGGAGCCGAGACATTCGGTGATGTGTCCAGCTGTGTGATGAGGGTGAAGGGTCAGCCTGACTTTGAGTACATCGTGTTTGACAACTGGAAGCTGCTAAACAAGCCTTATCATGAGAGAGTAGCCAGCCTCAACAACATACCCAAGCCCACCCCTCCGTGGTTGAAGATACTCCAGCCTGTCACGGTGACAGATGGGGAAGGGTTCATGCGGTACTGGAATGACTGTGTTGACAAGGAGTATGAGGGTGTGATCGCAAGAAGTAGGGGTGGTGTCTACAAGTATGGTCGCTCCACTATAGGTGAGCAGCTGCTCATGAAGTACAAGCACTTCGAGGATGATGAGGCAGAGATCATCGGCTTCGAAGAACAGATGACCAACACCAACCCCAAGGTTACGAATGCCCTGGGTAGATCACAACGATCCAGTGCCAAGGCAGGGAAGGTACCCGCTGGTAAGCTGGGTAAGTTCAAGTGCCGTAACCTCAAGACAGGTATTGAGTTTGAGGTGGGCACAGGGTACAGCGACAAGCAACGGATAGAGTACTGGCAGAATAGGCAGGTGTACGTAGGGTACACCCTGAAGTACAGGTACCAACCACATGGGGTGAAGCTTAAGCCCCGGTTCCCCACGTTCTTGGGGTTCAGACATAAGGATGATATGTAATGGCGTGCTTTTGGGGACACAGGTGGACTCAATGGGGTAAGGTAATGGACGTTGACATACTAACAAGAGATGGGAGGCGAGGTGTAGAACACATGCAACGCAGATCATGTGAGACTTGTAACAGGACAGAAGAAAGAACACTATAACAACAACAGGCACCAAGATGGTCAAGAGACTGAGGTGCCACAGGAGGATGCATGAACAACAATAGTACGTTTGATGAGAAGGCATTTCTATATGCCTTGACCTCTCGTCCTGAGGATGCGAGGAAGTTTGCGGTATCATTCAAGCCATCATGGCTGCATACCACTGAGTATGTGCCTATCCTGGCTGAGATATTCTCATTCACTAGGAAACATGGAGAGCAGCCGTCCATCCCCACCCTACATGAGGTGTTCAAGGACAAGGATGAGGCGGCATACAACCTCAGGTACAAGGATGCTTTGGATAGCCTCGTCACTGAGATACCTGACAACTCCCGCATGATCTACACATTGGACCAGGCGAGAGATACAGGTGTAGTGCGTGACTTCCAAGAGCTGACGAACAGCCAAGCATTCCTGGCTAAGCAGGCCGAGCTGAAGGGTAGTGATGTGCTTAAAACATTACACTCATTCTTCAATAAGCATGGTGTGCTGTCTGAGGATAGGACGATGGATGTAAGGGAGGCCATTGATAACCTCATTGATGTTCATGGTTATCAGCCTGAGCTTATTCGTATCCCTTGTGGCATCCACACGATAGACAAGTGGACAGGTGGAGGGCTACGGACCAAGCAGCTAGGTATCATAATGGCCCCCACGGGGGATGGTAAGTCCAGTATGCTGGTGGTCATGGCGCACAAGATGGCCACGATTGAGCAGCGTAGGGTGTGGATGGTCACCAATGAGCTGTCGCTGGAAGAGCAGACAGAGAGAATGCTGTCCCGCATCACAGGCACCAAGGTACAGGACATCATTGATGAGCCTGCGTGTGCCTATGAGGGGTTGGATAGGCACTGGAAGGGAGGGCTGGATCAGAGGCTCCGACTTACTGAGGTCAACCGTGAGGTGAGTGTTGATGACCTCGAAGCAGAGATGATGAAGTGGGTCAACCTGATTGGGTGGAAGCCTGATGTACTGGTGCTTGACTTCATCGAGCGCATGAAGCCTGTTGACAGCGGGTACAGCAGGGATCGTACATGGGATTGGCTGGGTGCCATCAGCCGTGATCTCTCCCGCTTCGCCAAGCGCCACAACATACTGGTGTGGACTGCTGCTCAGACTAATAGGAGTGGGTACGCCAAGGATACGAAGAGGAAGCTGCCGCTTGGGTTGGACATGGCTCAGGGTTCGGTCAAGCATCTTCAGGAATGTGCCTGCATCATTGGGATGCGGCAAGAGGAGCTGCCTGATGAGAAGATCATCATGGAACTGGTGGATCTGAAGCAACGGTTCGCTAAAAGATCCAAGCGCTCAGTGTTTCTTGAGTGTGACCTCAGCAAGATGTCAATTACGAATAACGAATACATTAAGGAGACTTGCGAGGTTGATGACATCGACAAGAAGGAGGCGATCACACCACGAGAGGAACAGAAGAGGCGGCAGGCTAAGAATAATCGGTGATATGGTTGCACGCACCGAAAGAAAAAGCTATAATAGGAGCATGAGAGGGGGCCTTTAGTCAGGTACCCTCTCACATACACCTGAACATAGGGAGGAACGTTCAATGCATCGAGAGGTCTATCGTGCCGAAGCACCGCTCTGCCTAGAGAAAGGGATTAACTACCCCTGCCACTCTGAAAGAGTAAAAACCGGTTCAACACGCCCAGAGGGCACACTGAAAGGTAAAGAAGAATAAGAGTAATGAGAACATCAAAGACATCAACAGCAGGAGGAACGAGATCTTTCAGATCTTTTCTTTGTAGATGTTTGTTCTACATATATTGTCTTGGGACTGAGCGAAAGCACGCCAGGACAAAATCCCCTGGGGGGCTGATGTATTGGCGGCAAGCTAACCAGCTATCTAACTCCGGGGAACACTACTACCAGCAGCTAAGTACACTGTGCTGCTGGACCGGCCCCTCTACTGGGTGCGTCATGACGCTCAGTATGAGGGGCTACTAGGTTTAGGAGACAGACATGAGCCATAAGTACAGAGATGAGTACGTAATCATCATCCTTCGTGGTTGCCTTGATGATCTGCTCAATAGGATGGATAAGTACATCGACCGCCGGGTGCCTGATGACGGACCCGACATGGAGTACAGCAAGCTGTACGATGAGATGAAGATATGCAAGCAAGCACTGGAGGATACCAAATGATGTGGAGATTCAAGGAATGGGCACTAAGAATGACAGAGCCTTGGCTTGAGGAGAGAGCCAGCCTCATGCTTGAGTGGCGTGTGTTCGCACAGAAGCACAACGCCAAGTACCCAGGAGATATACAGTGTGTGTACAAGGGCATGGAGCTTAACCCTATGGATAAGATGCACGTTCAGGATGACCACGAGGTTAAGCCTGACTACCTGTGGGATACTTACAACGATGCGAAGGATAGACTGGGATGAGGCGAGACAAACTGGAAAGGATCATCAAGTTGATACGTTGGAAGAAACCCAAGTGGTTCTATAAGAGGTGCAGTCAGTGTTCCGATGATGTGAAGGATGAAAACATGTGGTACTTCAAGCAGTACTACAGCGGTTATGCAGGGTACCCTTCTCTATGCAGCAAGACATGGGTGTGTATGGAGTGTGCGCCTCGCATGTCGGATGTCATTCTGCTAAACAGTAAGTACTTCGGTGACCACTATGGTGACGTTGACCTCGCCCCTCTCGTGGATGAAGAGGAAGAAATGGCGATGCTTGTGGCTGAAGGTGCGACCTGGGGAGAGGAGGGGATCAAGCTCCTCAAGCAGGATATTGATGCCGGTGTATGAGTATCTATGTGACAAGGGGCATGAGACAGAGGTGGAGCAGTCCATCAAGGATGATGCCTTGACTGAGTGCCTCTACTATACGGATAAAGAGAAGCGTCTGGCTTCGACGCACTGCGCTCAGGAGTGCGGTGCCCCGTGTCGTAGGCTGATACCTAATACC